CCAGCGACCATTAGAGTCGGTGTCGAGATCGAATACACCAGCAGTTGTTGTATTAACCTGTGCGCCTTTAACAGCAGCAACATAAACACGGCGAACAACTTCACGGTTGATTTCAGCAAGAATTTCAGAACTAAGAATATTAGCAAGTTCTGTTTCAGCGTCAAGACCATGAATTGCTTTAAGGTCTTGAGCAAGTTCCATCGTGTACTCAGCTTTAAGAGCACGGGTAACGGCAGTAACCGTTGACTTGTCGATGGAGAATGACATTTCAGCAAATGCATTCGTAGTTGTGTCACCTAATGCTTCACCTTGTGCAGTTGTTTGACCAGTTGCACTTGTGTAAGCAGTAGCAGGACTGTCGTTAAGAACGGCAGGGTTAGTTTCTGTCGATGCAACATCAGTTCCACCAGCATCACTAGCAGCATTCTGGTTAGAGAAACCAGGCATTGATTCGTCAACAAGAGCTTCAGCACCATCGGAAGATGCAAAAGAAGCACGCATTGCAAAGATAAGTCCAGTTGGACCTGTCATTGGTTGCACACCGCAAATGTCATATGCAATGAGGTTAGGCATTGCACGGCGAACTAGCGAGATCAAAATTGGATCCCAGTTAGAAATGGAACCACCAGTGGAGTTAGTAGGCGCAGCTTCTGAAAGAAAATTTTGGTCTTCTTTCATGGCTTTTTCTTGGTTTTCTAGGATAACGGTTGTGACCGCACGCTTGTAAGCATCTTCGATTCTAGGTAAATCTGGATGTTCTAGGACGGGCGCCCACTTTTCTTGTAGATGTTCTGTTTGAAACATTGAGTTTCTCCTTAATTTATCTTTCTACAGTTTATTTATAATTTATGCACTTTTTGATCGACTGATTGCCGACATGTAAGCACGAATGCTATCAGTCGTATCAATGTCCTGTGCAGCTTCACTACCATCATTATCAATTACGAAAGACTGTTCCCCAGCTTGACTTTTCGGGAAATAACTTTCTTTCAGAGTATCTAGTTTAACACGAAAACTGTTTTGATCCGTGTAATCAACATCCTCTGTGAGAGACTTAAACTTTTCAATTTCTGTATCAGCTAAGTCATTAGAAACTTCACTGATAATTTGATCTCTTGTTAGAGATTCAACTACTTTCTTCTTCTCAACATTTTCCTCAATCATAGAGTTAAGTTTTTCTTCCAACTCAGCAATCTTTTCTGATTGAGCTTCCAGAACGTCATATTTTTCGTCAGGAACATCAATGTAATGATCTTCAAACAACTGTTTAAGACCACTAATGAAGTCTTCTGCGATTTCACCTTTTAATCCACGCTCAATCGATAATTCGTTCTCTTTCATCCACTCTTCAACAACATAACCAAGATAATCATCAACTTTAGTTGACAACTCTTCTTTTATTGTCTCTGTAGCTTCTTCAAGAGAAACAGCATAACCCTCTTCCATCCGTACAACTTCACTACGGATTTTAGATTTCACAGCAGCTTCAAAGATTGTTGCTGCTTTATTTTTAAATTCTTCAGAAAGGTCTTCACCAGCTACCAGTGCATCAACGTCTTCTTTGACATTGATTGACTTAATCTTTTCTTCGATAGCTTCTTTTTCTGCTTCAAGAGCAGCAAGTTCTTCTTCGGACTTTGCATTTCCTGCTTCTTCAAGTTTTGCAGCATGACCAGCAAGCATTTCTTCAATTTCAGACTTCTTCATCTTACCAATTTGCTCAAGTGCCTGTGCTTTAGTTGTCTTCGCTTCCGAAACAACTTCACCTTCTGGTTCATGAGAAGCAGCAAGCTTCTGTGGACCATCTGCTTTACCAGCACTTTTCTGTTGTGCATCACCAGAAACGGATTTTGCAGAAGCAGATGCTTTCTTACCAATCGCTTTTTCTTTACGATCTTCGTCAGCACCCTTTTCTACTTTTGCTTCGGGGTCTGCACCACCAAGGTCTTCTTCATCGTTGACCTCATCTTTTACTTTTTGGGGAGCATCTGCTTTTCCACCCGTATCGGATGGTTGACTGGCTTCTTCTAGTTCTGCCAATACCTCTGCTTCAAGCTCCTCAATTGTTTGTTCTAATTCAGACATGGAATGTCTCCTTTTTTGCAATTATACTATTTATGTTTTACAACATTTTGAGGAATTTAGCGAACTCTAACGCTTCAACATTCGCCTCTCTTTGACGAGCTTTAACGTCAAATTCTGTTTTTAACTTTGCAACGTGGGCCTCGACCAACGCACCGTGATTCCAAACCCACTCTTTACCTTCCATAATTCCCTCAACAAATGCGTTAGGGGCAGAAGGGTCAGCAACAATATCTGCTGCAGTCGCAAGGTAAAAATCATCTCTCACATAGTTTGCACCACCTCTTTGATCCAAACTTCCCATGCCTCTAGATGAAACGCCTAACTTGCAACCTTCATCCATTAGGTTTTTAACTATCTTCCCCATAGGAGTATCCATAATTTTGGCTTCGCCAATAAAATTTTTCCCGTCTGGGGTTAAGGAAGTGATCATGTGGGACACTCTTTCCAAATTGACGGTTGGTCCGTCTGGATGGCCCAGTTCACCAAATGCACGATTTTCCTTAATAAAATTCTTGTTGTATTTTGTAACTTCATTATTGAGTATTTCCATAGGATATACACGGCCATTGCGGTTTTTAATATCCGCCTGCATGAAGACTCCACGAATCTTATAACTCTTTCCACCATCCTTTTCTTCGGTGATGTACTCAACATCATGGTCTACAGCTTCTGAAAATAATTTTACGGTCTGCATATTAAGTGCTCCAAGCTTTATCTTTTCTAAATTCTAAAATAACAAATCCAGATGTAGTTTTTGTTTGTGCAGTTATATCTGATGATGTTGCAGTTGTGTTTACAGCAGTGCCAGGAATTTTACCAGCAGAACCATCATAGTGTCCTGTACCAGAAAGGTGTAATGCAACTACATCAGTTCCAGTTGATTTAAATTCGATAATACAGTCGTTACTATTATCAGTATCATAATTGCCTATAGAAAATGACCACCAAGCTCTCAACAAGTCTAACTTACAACCATTGACAAACCCATCAAGTGAATGTGCATCTAATATAAGATTAGTTGCGGTATCACTAGCAAAAGTTGCTTTGACAGTTACTATGCCACCAGCTGCGGGTGCATTTACTACGGTATCCCTCAAGGTTGTTGTTACAAATGACATTATTTAACTCCTTAAAGTGCTAACATTTCTTTTTCAAAATAATCTAATAATTCTTTCTCAGGAACTTTATATTTTTTTGAAATATCTTTTATTGTCTTTTCAAAACTATTTAGGAAATCTGAAGGTTTAGCATCCATTACTGTAAATATACCGTCCACAGCATCCTTTAACTTTGGAGAAAGTTTCTTATACTGTTTGGATTTTTTATGTTCATCCTTCTCTACTACAGTAGATTTATATACTTCCTCAATCCGTTTCATTTTCCACTTTCATCGTTTTTACAAATGTGCCTGCTATTTCTTTACGGCGAGTTTCAAGAGAATCTCCAATCTTAGCTGAAATTGCGTCTTTAAATTCAGTTTCAGCTGATATATTATCTCCAGTTGCAAGTGCGTCAACTACCTGTCTACTCATTATTTATCTCCCTTTTCTGTCGCTTTTGCCTGTGCAGCAGATGCAGCTGCACTACCTTTTGCTTGTTTCTCAACACCCAACGCCTGTTTAGCTTGAGCTTTTGCAAGGTCATCCATTGGACTGTCACCGTCAAATTTAGCAACATCATCAGCACTAATTGCAACTCCAGTACCATCTTGTGGATACCTTGTAATTCCATCACCAACATCCGGCATATCAATTCCACCGTCCATTGGATCAGTATCAAGTTCTTTAGCAATCTGTTGTCTCATCTCATCAACTGCTGTATCACTCATGCGTAACACATGTTTGAGGACATATTCCTTACTAAAGAATGTTCCAATATAAGATTGAATACTATCTAATGTTTGAATACGGTCATTCAATAACTCTGCTTCTTTTAATTCAGAGAAGTGACCATCTTTTAAGAAGTCATATTGAATGTGTTCTTTCATCAAGTCCCAATCATCCATTGATATAACACCCTTTAGTAAAAGTTGTGTTTTAAGCATATCTGTAAGAAGTGGAGTGAATTTTTTTCTGATTTTTTGGATAAATTTAGTAAATTTTAATTCATCTCTAGTAATATCTGTAGAACGACCTAGAGCAAAACCACCCTCAGCTTCTAAACGTGTAATAGGTACATTTAGTGATTGGAATAATTTCTTTTTAAAGTATTCTATATCGTCAATCTCTCCTAGATTGGAACCTCCAGCAAGAGTAGTAATTTCTGTCCCTCTACCACCTTCACGGCGAGGTAGCCAAAAATCTTCCAACATTGACATATGGTTGCGGTCATCTCGTATCTCTCCTGTGCTTGCATCGTAAACTAACTTGTTACGATAACGATTCATCACATCCTTGAGATATTGTTCTGCCTTCACTTTAGGTAGATTACCAACATCAATATAAAAAATTCTACGTTCTGGAGCTCTTGAAATGCGATAGATAACTACTGCATCTTCAATCATCCTTAATTGGTTAACAGGTTTAATTGCCTTATGTAAATAAGATAGAACCTTGCCACCATTCTGGTCAATAACACCAGATGGGCAATATGCAATTGCATCAGCTGCAATCTTTAGACCTTGGTTTGCACCGCCGTATCCAGCTGAAAAAAGTCCCTTCTCATTGTAGATATAATATTCATTGATTTTTTTAATCATATCAACCCCAGTTTTAGGGTCTTTTTCTTTTTGCACTTCTCTTGCTTTTTTGATTTTTACAGGGTCAATATATCTAAGTTCAACAATACCCTGTCTGGGATGTTTTGCGTCAATAACTTTATGATAGAAGATTCTCCCATCAACATACCACCTACGCAATATGTCAGTTCCCTTTGATTCAAATTCCAAGAGAGATAATATCTTATCAAATTCTTTTCTAATTGTTCTTTTGATTTTATCAGGGTAAGGTAATCTATCGAGTCTAAGTGTAATCGATTGGGATACTTCATCTGTAGTAATTGCTTCATTAACAATATCTTCAATAGCACTATCGCACTCTGGTTGTTGTGCAATATCTCTATATCTACGAATGAGGTCTAGTTCTGTTTTCTCTCGACCATCTGTATCTAAAATTTGGCCAAAGAAACCACCACCAGCGACATCGATAGCGCCGTCATCAGGAGTCGGGGTGGTGAATACTTGTTCACCACCCGTTTCCTTTTTACTTCTGTTAATTGAAAATCCGAAAAGTTCTGCCATAATATGTTATTTCTCCCTACTTCTTTATTTAGTAGGTTTGTAAACTCCATAAACCAGAATTATCGGTCAATTTATATAGTAGCGGTGATAGATGCCGAAACCTCAAAACTAGCTCCCTGTTCTTCAACTGTTGATGATAAGAAATGTTGATATCTAAAAGCAACTTCAAAGGTTTCAAGTTCAGTTGTAGCAGCCGTAGATAGGTCAATCGCTGCTATACTTTCTGGCCAAGCATTGATAAACTTATATTGTTTCAAAATTTTATCATCTCTATCTAACTGAGATACTGTTAAATCAGCACAGTAATCTAAACTTCTAGTGATACCTCTACCAGTAGCAAGATTATTGATTTGATTATTCCATTCTTCCATAGCGTTACGGATTCCAAAATCAGTATCATTTATAAATGTAACAGTCCAAGCATCAGGAAAGTCTCTATCACCAGCAATCCTAATTGTTCTTCCTCTAAATGGAATTTCAATAGGTTCGATTGCCATAGATGGTAATTGAGCAGCTGTTACTAAGAATGAAGTTTTTCGTAAATCCAAAGTAGTATTAATCGCACTAGGCAAAAGTATATCTACTTTAAATTGATTAGCTCTGGCACCGCCACCAATCAGCTGTGCTCTAAATTCGTCAATTGTTCCAAGGGCCATTTTATGTTACCTCCTAAAAATTACCAATTACTTCGTTAAACTCAACACCTGTGCGAACTGCAACAAAGTTGAGAGTAATAAAGTTAATTGAACGGGCTGGTTTAATATAGATGTCAGCGATAAACTCGTTTCGGTCAATGACTTCGCCGGTGTTGTTTGATCCATCAGCAACAACTTGGAAATCAGTAATACCTCTACGACCCTGCACATCCCTCAAAAATGGTTCGACTAGATTACGGAACTGTGCCCGTGTAAACTCATCGTTGAACTCAAAGAGTTGGAATTTAGCAGCAGTAGCAATTGCTTTCTCAAGAACAAGGAACAATCTACGAACGTTAATACGGTCAAATGCACTTGGTTTTGTGAGAGCAGTCTTATCACCAAAGAGAACTACACCTTGG